CTTACGGAGGGCGGCCCTGCGGTTTTCACCGCGGTCTGATTTCTATCAGCAATAACCTCACATCGTGTTGTATATACTGGTATAAATTATACCAATATGATACACCTCAGAATTATCATGACTAAGAAACAAATTAAATATATTATTAAATTTATCTCTCAGTTGAGATTAACCCTGAGCTGACTCCATAAGGGTGTGAACCCTTGTGGTTTCTCTGTTGCGGAATGCGAACCCTTCATCCTATCCCTTGAGCGTGTTTTCACGACTCGCGGGATAGTGGAGGGACTGAAATTTGCAAAATCAGTCCGTACCAATACGATGAATTACCTTTCAAGTAATTCAGAGCGTGTTGAAGGTTGTAAGCTTTCTGCTGGTGGTATACCATCGTGCTTAGGCCCATTGAGACGAAGAGTGATTGATCAAGACCCAGTTATACTGCGTTTTGTTCTCACTCTTCTTACCTCAACTAGGGCTTTAAAATCAGAGGCCTTTCCGGATATAGAGTCCATTATAGCACCCTCTAAGCGAGGATTAAGCTATCTTGGTATTTCTCTATATTCAGTTGACTTCTGAAAGCATCTCGGGTATTTCCACAGAGATATCATCCCCAGATCCTTATCATTCAAGCGTTTTCACCTTTCTACAAAGTCGCCTGTTAGCGGAACGAAGTCCGTTAATGCGTTATTTTGTTGAGCCATCGATCTTTTTAATTTACCTATTTCATTGGTAAATTCAATAAAGATCGTTGGTGGTGAACGTCTTGGAAGATTTATGGATCTGGCACTGAGAAAGAGATCATTTCTTGAGAAAATATTCTTATTACCCGAAGTTAGCAGTCCTTTTCGTAGGATAGTTTACTTCGCTGATAAAGAGGGAAAGACTAGAGTAGTCGCTTTAGGCGATTATTTTAGTCAAGCTGCTTTAAAGCGGCTTCACTCTTATCTGTTTAAGGTTTTAAAGAAGATTCCTCAGGATATGACTTTTAATCAAGGTGCCTTCGTGGAACGAGTCAAATCATGAGATAGTGATCTTTTGTATTCTGTTGATTTGTCAGCAGCTACAGATAGATTTCCTATTTCAGTGATTTCTCTCGTTCTCCGCGGCCATCTCCCGAAAATCTTTGTTGATGCATGGGAAGACATAATGGTAGGTTATCCTTTTCTTTTTAGGAAAAAGGATAGATCCACTGAGATTATCAACTATTCTGTTGGTAACCCGATGGGTTTCTATTCATCATGAGCTTCTTTTGCACTTGCTCATCATTACATCTTCTTCTATATAGCACGTACTTTGGGAAAGGATTATACCTCTCTTAAGTATGTTTTATTAGGAGATGATGTTCTGATTGGCGACAAGGATGTTGGGGAGTTATACCTTGATATCATAAGGTCTCTTGGAGTAGATGTGAGTTTGGCTAAAACCCATATCTCACCTTTCCTTTGTGAATTCGCCAAGCGGTGAATCTTCAAAGGCCATGAGATCTCTCCGTTCCCAGTTTCTGCTCTTCATAACAGCGGTAAGAGATATTATCTTCTTACTAATCTTATGAAGGAGGCAGTTGCTAAGGGATGAAGGTTTGATGTCAACAAGATGGTTGGATCTTACTTTGGGTATTTCAAGTCTATGCCTTCCCGTTTTAGGAAGAACATGGAGATGAAATCTACTTTAATAGATAATCTTTTAGACGTAATTCACGGAATTAGACCTGCTTCCCACCTTTCCGTGGTGTGAAGAAAGTTTAAATTAACCGATGCAATTGCGTCGAATGCCTCTGTCAACTATATGTTGGCGGAGTCATGTAAAGATTTATTTATTAAGTCCGACCCTAGGAATTCTCAATCTGAGAAATCCTTGGGATTGCTGTCAGAATCAATTCTGCTAGCAATCACAGGTCACCTGGAGCAAGATCCGGAGGTTTGAGATCTTTTAGAAAATCCTATTCTACACAGTCAAGGAAACATCGAACAGTCTTATTTAGATTCTTTGAAACTAATTAAGCAGTCCGATGAGTCCGCTGAGTTATGGCCATTTATTCTTAAGAATATGGCTATACCTCAGTCTGATTCTATCTTTATTGATAGGTCAGGTGACAGTGTATTAGTGGGATCTTCAAAAGTAGCTAATTTATTATGAGATAAGTTCAAGGCGTTACCCCCTTACGAGGCTCCTATATTTAGGTTGGCGGCTCCAGGATAAATGGGATGAGACTTCTCACCTCATCTCCCCTGGGACTGCTTTCCTATCTATAGGTTGCTTTCGTTTAGGGTGTAGCCTTATAACCCGACATAACCTCAATCTGAGGTTATGTGAGTGTTAACCTGTTCATAATCTGTAATGAATCCTCAACAGAGCTGCTCGGAAGAAGTGTAATACCTTCTCCTGAGACGGGCTAGAGTTTACGGTTCACTACCGTTAGCTAGTCGGGTATCC